TGATACGTTGCGCGGAAGTTGGATCAAAGCGAATGACAACTTTACCGAGTTGTATGCTGCACTCCCGCTGGTTTCTCCAACAGCGTGGGCCGCAACTCTTACTGATTCCGGTGGTGGTCGAACCTTTAACGTTACCGTTAACGTGGCTCGCCATACTTCGATTGGTTTTGTCTCAACTTTTACTGCTGATCTAACGGTTAATTCTGTTTCTGGCAGCGCGACCGGCAATCTCCGCTTGAGCCTTCCCGATCCAGTTTTGTACGAAGCAGCGTTTTCTGTTTGGCTTGATAACGGAACCAATCAAGCCAAGACCGCTGTGATCGCTAGAGCTATCAACGGTACTAGTTATTGCGAAATTTCTCACTTTGAAAATGGAGACGCTGTTAGTCTTGCTGGTCACCTTCAAGCGACCTCCAGACTAATTGTCAGCGGTACATACTTTACTTCGTGAACTTAATAGCCACCAGTCTCCAGTTGGGGATGTCTGTGCTACAGAGCGCGATGGGTAATCCGTCGTTTCTCTGGCAGGGAGTGCTGGTGCGTTGTCTTCCTGCTGCAATCACTGACGCTAACTCGGTTATCTCCGGTGGGTTTCAAGATAACGTCCAAGCGCGGATCTTAGTTAAGCTGGCCGACTGGCGACTAGCTGACTCCACGCTAGTGACCGTTGACGCTGCGGTCTGGTCTTGTGATGTCGGAGCCAATGTTGACCGGCTCTTGCAGGAGAGCGGCAGTCTACTCTTACAAGAGAACACTGACCGATTGCTCCTGACTTTTGGAAAGATGATTCCAGTGGTGGGCCGTCTCCTTACCTACGATGGGCGGCAGATGCGGATTATGTCCGCCAAACGCGATGGATCTGGAGCTTACTACGCTCTTGAACTTGGGTCTAAAACCAAATGACTCCAACCGTCACAGTCGATACGTCTAGGTTTGACGCTGCGTGGAAGGAGTACCTTCCGAAGACTAAGCGGTCGCTTGCTGATGCGGTCAACGCTCGCACGTTTTTCTTGATGCTGCGGTTGTACTGCTTGTTGCCTCCTAAGTCCCCGCAAGCGGCTCGTAACAAGATTCTCGACTACTTCAACAGGCCAGTTGGAGCGGATCGCTTCGACAAGAAGACCGGCAAACGAGTGGGTAAGTCTCGACAGTTGCGAGTGGTCCACTTAATCGCTCAAGCAAAGAACTTTAAAGCGGGAAACGAAGGTCTCTATGGATCTACAATGCGAACCGCTGCTGCAAAGCTTCGCAGACGCGCTGCTGGTTCTGTTGGATACCTCAAGTCATGCGTGACCAAAGCCATCAAGAAGCTTTCGCCATCCTTCCAACAATTTGGTGGGACTCGACGAGCAAAGAAGGGTTCCGCTGGCGTTAAGTCCGTAGCCGGAAACGCTGCGTTGATTAGTCTCGCAAATCAATACGGATTGCCTCAAGAGAACGTCTCGATGCATCGAGGATCGTCAGCTTATGCGTTTAACGCCAAAGCGGGATTCAATCCATCGAGTCATGTCCGATTGAACATTGGCTTGTCCGACAATCAAGTTGGAACCGTTGAAGCAATTTACGCCAAAGCTATGCAACAAGCTTACAACGATGAGGCCCGTGAGCTTGAGAACCACATTGCCGCAGCACTGCAAGCCGCTTTTGATGGCTCAGAATCCAAAGGAATCACCGTCACATGAACGCTGTAGCTCTACGCACTGAACGCGCTCTTGTTGACTGGCTGGCTGCTGAAGACTGGTCAGCGTCTCCTATTGGGACTCCAACTTGTCTCACCAGCTACGGTCACGGTGCGTTTGCAGATCCAGATTTGGAAGACTCAATGCCAGCGTTTCCGCGCATTGTTGTCCGCGCATCAACTGCGGTTCCGGTGCATCCGACAGACCGCACTTGTGAGGTTGATGTAACCGCTACGCTTCAGTTGTCCGCAGACGATACTTCTGAGAGCCATCTGCTTGCTACGGTTCAAGTGTTTGAAAACCTCCTGCAATACCTCTACGTTGACGGCAACATCTCGGAGTTGAACGCAGACGACACTAACCCATCCGGCGGTTACAATGCACAGTTTGCGGTTCCAGTTGATTTCGGCATCAACGACATAAGCGAAAGAGCTAGAACTTTTTCGCGTTCCATGACAATTTTCGCAGCAGCAAACGAACAATAAAACCCCAACATGGCAACATCAAAAGGTCTAGCCCTAGTCTTCGGGACTAAAGCAACCGTAAAAGTCTACGATTCCGCAAACCTTCTTCTTTTGACCGCTGGAATTGCGACTCTTGAGAGTATGGACATTACGCACGAATGCGACACCGAACAGGTGAAAAACTCATCTGGCGAAGTGGTTGCCAATGTGAGTGCAGGTGATCGTTTGTCCGCGACCTTCAACATTATTCCGAGTGGAGCGACAGTGGCTGACGCTAAACTTGCTGCGGCAATCAGCAACGGCAATGGGCGTGTAAACGTAACGCTTGCAGATTCAATAAACATTGGGTCAGCATTCACGGCAGGAACTCCTGTTACAGGAAGCGACTCTATTAATGGTGATTGGATTTACATTGGAGGTGGAAGCCTTAAGTTCACTCAGTCTGGAAAGGCTATGCTAAGTCTCCCTTGTGTTAAGTATACTCTTATCACTGGATCTACCGCAGCGTTCAATCTTTAATCGTGTCCGAACTTGCAAAGATACTCGCAGAAAGTGGACCTCCAACACCAGTGGTGCTTGGGGTTCGACTTGTCCCATACACTGTAGGACACGCGATATTGTTGCAACGGTTGCGATCTCCGTATGTTTTAGGCGGTGAGATTACCTCCAGCGATCTAGCGGAGGCTGTGCTTGTTTGCTCACAGTCTCCGCTGGAATCAATCAAATCGATCAAGTCGATCTGGAAGGATCTCGCGCTGTGGCTTTGGGGAAAACGGATTCAGCGAATGAATCTGATGATTGAGTCCGACAAGTTCCAGTTGTGGCTTAAAGAGCAGTCAACCGCTCCCGAGGTGTTGATGGAGGCTGGAGCTAAGTCTAAGCGTCCTGCAATGCCGTGGACAGAGCGAGTGCTTGTCGGCTGTCTCCATATTGGGATTGGGCCAGACGATGCCGTCAGGATGCCTCTTGGTGACGCAGAAAGGCTCATTCTAGCTCACGCAGAGATGATGGGACAGGTTCAGTTGTGGGACGATCAAAGCGAAGCCATATGGCAAAACCAACAAGATAACTGATATGGGTATTCTCTCAATGTTGGTAAAGCTCGGAATTGATTCCACTCAATTTGAGATGGGGATCAAACGCGCTCAAAGTGTTGGTGATAAGTTTGGGAATAGCTTTAAAAGCGCGGTAAGTAGCCGTCTCGCTGGAGCATTGTCTGTTGCGGCTGTCACGGCGTTTGCTCATTCGGTAGCAAAAGCGGCTGATGATATAGGTGATTTATCAGCGCAACTAAACGTAAGCACTGACGACATTCAACGACTTCAAATACTAGCTAGTGAAACCGGAGTTAGCTTTGAACAATTTGCATCCATTCTTGAGAAAACAGCAAAAGCTAGAATTGAAGCGACAAGCGGAGATGAGGATCAAATTAAAAGAATGGCGGCTCTCGGTGTTTCTTTGTCTGATCTAAACAATATTCAGATTGAAAATTTTGATCTAAGCAAAAAGCTTGTTGCTGCTTATAAAGAATCTGGTCAATCCGCACAAACCACAACAGCTATCACTGAATTGTATGGTTTAAAGTTAAGAAAAGCAGCAGCAGCTTTAGCTGAATATGAAACTACATCAAACAGAGATTTGTTCTCTGATAAAAACATTGAAGATTTGTCAAAAGCTAACAACTTGCTTGATGAACAATATCGCAGATTAAAAGCCATTAGCTCTCCGGCAATTGCGGCGGGACTTAAAGTTACCGCTGACGCTTTACAGAGTTTGGTTGATGGATTGAATTCAGATGGGTTAAACAAATATAATGCCGTTGTAACTGGACTAGCAAATCAAAAAGGAGGGTTTATGCAATCAGCCGTTGCCTTTAGTCAAAGTTCTTTAGCGGCAAAATTCGCTAATCAGCAACCACCAAAAGCAGCAGAAAACCCTCCAGCTATAGGAACACCGCAGTTTGAAAGGGTTAAAGGCGACAGGTTTTCTCTTGGCGGTTCTCAAGACCCTCTTGCTCGCATTGGCGGATTCAGTGGGTTTCAGGGAGCACAAGATACAGCTATCAGACAAGCTATTGAACAGACTCTTCAATTGAAGATGATCGTTAAGAACACCGGTAAGACTGCTAACAATACAGTGGATTAATATGGCTACAATCAAGACCAGCAACCAATTTCTTTCAGATATAGAATCTGGATACATTGAAGTATCCCGCGAATACAGCGGAGGCGATGGAACTGGTAGGCAGATAACTTATCGTTACCGTGGAAGCAAAAACGCTTTACGGTTGGCTTCTGCAAGTTGGGTTCTTGCTGGTGGTAAGTATCAGATCACAGAGAATGGACCTTATTCTGAAGCGACAGTCATTTTCTCTGGAACAAATTTTAACACTAACAATCCTACCGCTCCGCAACCGGCAGGAGATGAAGAACCAATTACTCGGTATGAATTTAGAACCGAGTACGTTGATGCGTCTTTGTTTGAGTTGCCTCAAGTAAGGGCTGAAGCTCAGAGGAATCTTGATACGGAATTGTATTTTTCAGCCATAAAGTTAGCGGCCGAAGATCCAAAGAACAACAAGTTGCCATTGCTTGAAAGCCAATTTCCATTAGCTCATCAATTGGTTAAACGGCTGGTAAGAGGTCAAAGCAGTTTCCAAACATCACGCTGCTCGCTAACTCGCATATCATCTTACTCTGCTCTAAACGGGTTGCCATCAACTCCACCGATTATATCGGCTGTGTATTCTGGAATATATCTGGCAAACATAAATTTATTCCCTACGTCAGTTAGGACAGTAATGCCGAGACCTCCATCTAATCCAAATCTGACTCCAGAAGGAACCGCTTGGGCTTGGCTAAAAACGAACGATTCAACCTCGCTGACAATTAAGACCAACCAAGTTGAGAGGAATGAGACTTGGACATTTGCAGCTTGGGATCTTTTTGCATATCCTTACGACGTAGACCCCAGTTTACTCAGATAACCTAACCTAACTTAACATGGCTGACGAAATTCAAATGACTGCTCGACTGTACGCTTCCAAAGGTGGAGCGTTTTTGCCGAGCGTAACCTACACCAAAAGCGCAACGATGGCTGGAGTCGATATGGGTTCACAAACCCAATTGATTGGAACCACCGTTGAGGCTCTTGACGTTCCGGTTGATGTAGCTAGTCCCTACAAGCTGCTGATTGCCAACTTAGACAGCACCAACTATGTTGAGCTTGGCTTTGTTTCTGGAACTTACACGATGCGAATCCCTGCTGGCGAGACGCTGCTGATGCCATACGTTTCTGCGACGTTGTATCTACTAGCAAACACGTCTTCCGTTACCATCCAAGCCACGTTCTGTGAGATCTAAGCGTTTGTCTTATGTCAAACGAAATAGAAATGTCCGCTAGGTTGTACGCATCTAAAAATGGCGCGTCAACCAACTCACAGACGTTCAGCGCAACTGTGAATATGACTGGCACCGATATGGGTCAAAATACCCAAGATATCGGTTCTGCTTCTGATGAATTGCTGGAGATTGCTGCCGATCTTTCGCTTCCATACAAAGTATTGATCAAGAACTTAGACTTGCAATACGCGGTCTATGTTGGTGTTTCTACTCCTTACCAGTTTCAAATCCCTGCTGGAGAGTTCATGCTCATTCCGCGAGTTGATGCTAACCTGTATCTGAAAGCAGTAACCAGCGGATCAAGCGTTAAAGTGTTCGCTCAATACTGCGAGATCTAATGGCTGTTACACTACCATCTAAGGTTGCAGAGCGTGGTATCAAAGCCGAACACGCTCGCGCCATCAATCAACTGATTGACGTAGTCCGCAAGATCCAGCTTGTTGCGGGACCAGACCAAGCGATTGAGCAGACTCCGAATGGTACAACGTTGAAGATAAAGCAACAAGCTGGTAAGGCTACCGCAACAACCAGTTCTGCTGAAGATTGGTTCTATTGAAATGGCTTACGCAAGAGACGGAAACGACAGGATGTTCAATGCGAACAACCTGAATGATTTGTATTCACGCTT